CCTCCCAGAAGGAGGGCTTCTTTTTAATTCCGATTGGTTCACCGAGACCTACGACAAGCAACCAGAGCGAGTGATCATCAATCGCGACTTCTTCGGCAACATTACTGGAGGGTCGAAGTTATTCGTTGGACAAGCTATTGACTCCGCGTGGAAAGATGGCCCATCGAATGACTATTCGGTGATCGCAACGTGGGGCATGGATGATGTCTGGTATTACCTTCTCGACGTTTGGAGAGCGCGGGTTCTTCTGCCGATTTTGATTGAGGCCGTTAAACAACAGGCTGAAATCTGGAAGCCGGATTTGATTGTCGTTGAAGACAAGCAATCTGGTACCGGCGTGATTCAAACCGTTCGCATGCAGACTCGCCTACCAATCGTGGGCGTTGTCCCAATGGACTCCAAGGAAACTCGAGCAGAAAGAGTCCTTGGTCCCTTCATGGCGCACAAGGTTAAGCTCCCGAAGTACGCACCCTGGCTTCATGCTTGGGTTAAAGAGCATCTGGAGTTTCCCGGAAGTGCTAACAAGAAGGACGACCAGGTTGACACAACGTCCTTGATGTTGGGTCAAATGATGATCAGGTCCATTCAGCGTCAAAACGGGTACAGAAAATCAGACGTAGCTGAGAGGTATATGGGATGGATGAACCGGTAGGCTTAGACAAGCAAATGGAATCTATTGTTGGCCAGCAGGCACTTGTGGAATTCATAAAGTGCATGTGTGAAAAAGATGGCACGACAATGATTGTGATTGGCAGTGACCGTGATGGTCGCGTATTTCGTAAGTGTTATGGTAATCCAACATTTGAACGGATGCTCTGGATGGCGCAAATGTTCATTAGCTGGTTAATGCGGTGACCGACGAAGAGCAAGAAGCTCTTTTGTTCTTCACCGTTGCCGCTTGGGCGGCCATTGGAATTCACTTTCTATTACAAGTCTTTGGGGTACACCTATGAGTGCAAGTCCAGGCGGGCCAGAAGGAACGGTAGGCCCCGAAAGCAACCTCGATGAGGTGGTCATCCATAAGGATGGCAGTCAAGAACCGGTTAAGCCTTCCAAATTAAAATCTCTATTCTACCGCCTTGCGGCATTAATAGGAGCCTCCAAGTGAAAAATTACAAATACTATTCTGAATTGGGACTCCATGTTATTGAGCATGGGCACGACCTCGTTCCGAAGGGACACCTCTTGGCCCATCACTTCGATGGAGACAAGAAACTTAAGAACGTCATTGACATCGGCTACGGCACGGTAACCAACGTTGGCGTCATGGCTATGGCCAATGACTCGGCCTGGGCCGCTCCCTCTGGCGCGGCGATCAACACGCTCGCCATTCAGAAGTTTATGGCCACCGGGACCGGAGTCACCGGTGCCGCTGCGACAGACATTTCTCTGCAGACCGCAGACGCAATGACCCCGGCGACCGGCGTGATCTCTTTGGTCTCTGCCGCCAACTCGCAGGCGTCCAAGGTTGTCGGAACGATCAACTACACCGGCACGGAAGCGGTCACCGAGTGGGGCCTGTTTGACAGTGCCACCCTTACGGCCACGACCGGGACCCCGTTCACTGCGGGCTCCGCCACGAGTGGTACGGTTACCGGCACGCCCTACACGGCGTCGTCTTCAACCGTGCAGGGACAGCAGCAGTTCATCTTTGTTGACACCACGAAGTCGCCAAACATCTACGGTCTGTGTATCTCGAATACCTCGAGCGTAATTACCGTCCCGGCTTGGTATAAGGTCACTGACGGCACTGCCGCAGGTACGACTCCGGCCAACGCCGACGCCCTGACCATCCGCCCGGTTATGCTCGATCACCAGGTCTTTTCGGCGATCAACGTGATCAACGGAGACTCCATCCAGTTCAGCTTCACGCTCAGCCTCCCCTCGGGTTCGTAGGGCTGGGCTTGGTGATTTATGTGCAATTGTAACATGGTCTGGAATTCCATTATTCCAAAGCCGCCCTGTCCGGTGCATAGCTTCAACTGCAGCGCCTGCCCGTGCTGTGGTAAGCCCCTAATTGCTGTGCAATACGTGCCTCAAGGTTTTTGGGAAAGCCATACCTATTTAGCAGGAAATACACCAAACCACGTAGAATAGGGATTCTAAGATGAGAAAAATGGCGCTTATCTCCTTTCTCGCCATGTCGCTAGCGGGTTCAGCCACCGGCTGCTCGGGCTCTAACGTTACGTTGGGCCTAGTGCCGAGTACCTCTAGCTCCTCATCTTCTGGCCAGATGGACGGGGGAGATTTTGATACTGGAGTCTCAGATGATCTCCCGTTCATTGGACCCTCCCCGTCGCCCTCTCCGGAGGACGGCGGCGGAGCCTGGAAGGGCTGGTAAATGCCAACCTACACATTTAAGTGTTACGATTGTGAGCATGAAACAGATTTTTTTCAGAGTATCAAGACTCATACAGAGAGAATTTTCGCTGCCTGCCCAAAGTGTCACGGAGACATGGGTTCGATCATCAAGAAGCCTGCAGGCATTATTTTAACCGGTGGAGGATATTACTCCACAGACAATAGACAGAGAGAGGCCCCTAAGAATGGATTTAGTGGAAGCGATTAAACAGGCCGGGACTCAAATGGTTAAGCCTGTAGCGACGGCTATTCGGCCGCGAGAACCCAAAATGCAGTACACCACCATGAAGAACGGCGATCAGGAGTTTGACGCTCCGTTCACCGTTACGGCAGGAATGAATCCTCAGTTGATTCAAGTTATTGCATCCGAAACCGCAAAGATGGTTTTAAGCTCGCTTGCAGAGCTTATCCAGCTATCAGAGTCTGCAGAGAAGGCTCCAGCAGAGAATGCAATTCATAAAGATCAACTCCCTCTGATTCCAGAGGCCTCCGACACAGAAGCCGCTCCAATTTAGATTGCGAAACACGGCCTCTGTCATTGGGCACAAGAGCCTCTCTTAACCGGGAGGCTCTTTCATTTTAGACACCAGGAGCAGATATGGCTATAACGGTCGTTCAGTCTGCTCAGGGTTCTGGAACCTCTGCCGTTCTAGGAACGGCGCCGACGCAAGGCGACATTCTGATCGCTGCCAATTGGAATCAGTCTACGGTTTCAGGAGTTACTGCTGGCTGGACGGCCATCGGCAATCTCAACGCCTCTACTTGGTCGCTGCAGTTGGCCTATCAGATTGTACCGGCTGGCTCAACTACGACGGTAACACCGTTTACAACCAGTGGAAATACCTCGGTCGTTCAGTATCATTCAGACTTGGGTTCATTTGCGCCCATTCAAACGTTTACTTTTAGCACTAAGCAGCAAGCCACCGCCTCTCCTCCGGTAATCACCACGACGGCAATCACGCCGACGCAGGCAGTTAATGCGCTCTTCTTGACTTGCTATGCAGCCAGTGCAGCAGATACTGCGCCAACCCTGATCACCGGCATGGTCCATCAACTCGCACTGAGTGGGGGAACCACGGGAACCGGCGCGTGCTTCACGCAAATTACGGCTGGCACCTCTTCGCTCACGAGAACGTGTACCTGGACAGGTTCTACCACCGCCGTTTCTGGCGCAGCGATCATAGCCCTGTACGAGATCGTTGGCTCGAATGTTTCCGGTAGCGTTACTCCAGCTAGTTCGATTGTCAAGTCTGTTGGAAGCGCCATTTCTGGGTCAGTCACCTCGGCTGGCTCGGCAATTCAGGCGGCCATAGTTCATTCTCTCACTGGTTCTATAACTGCGGTTGGCACGCTCCTTTACTTTCTTTCGGCGATTCTGTCCGGTAACTTAACTCCGGTCGGGACATTAGCAAAGCAAGCTCAGAGAGCGCTGTCAGGCTCAATCGCTGCAGTTAGTTCGGCGAATAGACGAGTAATCACCGCCCTTCAGTCTGGCTCAATAACTCCGGCCAGCGCCCTCTCCTCTGTTGCCGGGCTCTTTATTAGCTTCACCGGGAGCATAACGTCCGCTGGCGGGGCGCTCTCGAAGAATATTGTCTCGCTTTTAACCGGGTCAATTACCGGCGCCAGTTCGATTTTGCGGTCCACGGCTAGGGCCCTGTCTGGCCAGGTTAAGCCCAACCAGCATTCGGTAATCCGAAACCCGTCTGCCGTCTTGAGCGGTTCGGTCACCGCCACAAGCTCTATTTTAAAGACAGTCTTTGCCAATCTGGCCGGAACCATAGTGCAGGTTAGCTCACAAGCTACAATAACGGCTCGAGCTATTGAAGGTTCCATAACCTCGGCAAGCTCCATGACGACCAATTCCGTCCTGACCGTCATCCTCACCGGTGCGATCACAGCGGCGAGCGGCCTCACCACCGCTGCCGGGTATTTTGTCGGATTGGCTGGCTCGATAGCCCCAAACTCGGCCCTATCAAAACAAGTGGTCGCCCTACTAAATGGCTCGATCACTGGGCTAAGCTCTCTCAGCAGGTCTATCGAATCCCTGTTGACCGGCTCGGTCACCCCGACCGGTGCCATTTCTAGGGGCTTCTTTAAGGCTCTGGCGGGCTCCGTGACCCTTGCGGGCTCTATGGGGCGGGCCATATTTGCCGGGCTCTCAGGGGCCATAACGGCCACAGGAACGCTAGTTGAGAGCGGTCAGTTGTTCGTGATCACCCTCTTGACCGAGCACATCTTTCCTCAGAGTGATATTTCCAAGCAGGCAGAGATGCCTGTGTCTGGGTCGGTAGATCAATCCGGTTCTATGGGCCGCTCTATTGGGGCGGCTTTGTCTGGTTCGATCACGGCCCTAGGACAGACTTCCAGGAGCGTCGTCGCCTTCCTCTCGGGCTCGATGACGGCCGTAGGCTTCCTCACCAAGCAGACGGCCATCGCCCTGGTTGGGGCGGTTGCGGGGGCGGGTACGCTTGCCTCCGCGATAGCCCGCAGGTTCACCGGTTCGATTACTCAGACCGGCGCCCTGCAGACCATTGTCCCGATCTTCAAGGCCCTGTTAGACTCGATCACCCCTGCCGGAACGATCAACAGAATGATCTCCCGGGCATGGAGCGCCGTTATCACGGCGATCTCGAGTCTGTTTACTGGCGGGGAAGCCCACATGGGCATAACCCTGAACCTTCCGGTTTACTCACAGGTCACCCTAAACACTCAAATCCTAAATAGCACGGAGCTTACGCTTCCAGCCGTCACCTCCGTTACTATCACCATTGGGGGCTAAAGAATGGCGGGTCTTCCACCCTTTCAGTATCAAGCCCCTGGCGTTATACCGATCAACGGCGTTGGGGTCCCAATAAGCGTCAACGTCGCTCCGTATGTATTCAACGCTGGCGATGTAGCTACGCTCTGGTTGACGCTCAATCCTCCCGGCAATACAACCCCAATAGAGCTTTCACTGAGCCCAAATACTGGTGGCTCCATTGCTAGCTACGTACGGGTTGGCGGAGAGTTTGCGGCCTCTGGGCCCGGCTGGTATGACGTTCAGGTTAAGATCACCAATACGGGATTTGAAACCTTTTCATTTGACTATCGCAAGGGTCTATTCGTTCAAGGCACTCAAAGCCCAACCTAAAGGGGAGTCATGGTTAGATTCTGGACACTCCTGTTTGGTTTGGTCCTGCTGGTTTCTCCGATAATCACCTCTGCTCAGGGGCAACACCTCCCCACCCAGCCATTTTCTTTTTCCGCCAATGGAACCTATCGGGTCAACAATATTGACGGAATGAGTTACTGCGTGGTGACGGTGAATTCCAGTTCAACAATGGGTTCTGGGTCAATTACCTTTGGCGTAAACTCAGATGCCTCTACAACTTACTTCCCGGTTAGCGGAACCCCAGACATGGGGGCCCCTAGTTCAGTTTCTCAGTCTATATCGGTTGCCGGGGCTCGTGCGACCATCCCGGTTTCTGGTGAGGCTACATTAGCTTTGACTCTTAGCGGAGCCACATCGCCCTCTATCACCGGGAACGTTCATTGTAACTCGGCTCCGGGATTCTCCCTCATGGGGAGCGCTTCTCTTTCGACGCTGGTCGTTCATCCCACTCAAACCTACGGCCCGGCTTCCCCTGATCTAATTGGCGGGAACCTCTTGTCTGGCTCTGGCCCATTTACTGGGGCATCAGTGGCGACGGCGGCTTCAACAATCGGCCTCACCTCTATGCGGTATCCGCAGGGCACGGTTGGCAATTGCCTGCACTGGTCAACGAATACCTGCGGCTCAGGGTCTTGCCTCATTAGCCAAACCCCGGTCAATACTGACGCCGCCTTTGTTGCCCTTTTGGGCACAAGGCTTGGCCATGTCATCGTCAATGAGGCCACCAATGCCGCTTGCACCGGCGGGAATACGACCGCCGATGTTCAGGGCATGATCAACGACATTGTCGTAACGAATGGGTGTCCAGATACCCAATGCCATTACTGGACCGTAGACAATGAGCAATACAACTCCGGTGCCCTGACCTTATCTTGTACTCCGAATACAAACGATAGTTGCTATAAGGCTCAGTTCTCGACCTTCCGCACGGCTATGCTGGCTCAAGACTCCGGGATTTCTGTCTGCTTAGATGCCGACCCCCAACAGTCTGGCCCTCAAGGCGCAGCCTGGGATGGCGTGGTCATGGCGCAGACGTTTGACTGTGCAGACGCCCACTACTATTGGACGACTCCTGGCAACGAAACAGACGCTGGCGCCCTGGCGGCTCCGGCAGGTGACTTCACCGCTAATTTTATGACTCAGCTTAAGGCTGACATAGCGGCGAGCGGGAGCCCATCGGCCAAGATGATTGTCGGCGAATACAGTACCATCCCCTCCAGCTACTCCTACCAGACTCAGAGCATTGTCCAGGCTCTCTTCAACGCAGAGATGGTTGGAGAGGCGGCCCAGGATGGGGTTTCTGTCTTAGAGTTTCACGCAGGAACGGCGAATTGCCAGGCGATTAACGCTCGCTCAGGTCTATACGGAGCATGGCTGACCTTTACCGGCTCTCAATCGCTTTCTAACGCGTCGCTCACGGGAACGTGCAACGGTGTTTCTGGGCAGCCTGCGGCTGGAACGGTATTAGCTCCTGGCGCAGGACTCGAGGTCGCCGGAAGCTTCATGCAGGGCTGCATAAACATTATCAAGAGCACCCTCACGGATGCCACCGGAGACCTGGCAGAGTACTCCTGCTCTGAAAGCTCTGGCGTTTCTCTGATGATCGTTAACCGATCACAGACACAGGCTCACATTGTCACTGTGTCAATAGACAGCCACACAACCGGTGCTGGTGGAACAATCACGCAGTATTATAAGACATTGTTCGACCTAACGAATAGTGCCACGCCGACCTGGGATGGCCCTCAGGCATCAACCCTGCCTGCCTGGACGACTAATTTTACAATCTCGATTCCGCCCTGGAGCGTTACTAGTGTTAAATCTGGCTAAGGCTATTCTATTGGGATTTGCCCTGACCCTGCTCCCGCTGGGCGCTTCGGCACAAGTCCCCTATACGTCTTTTCCCACGCAACCGTTTTCTTTCGCAGCTAATGGCACGGTTACGATTAACAACATTGACGGCATGAGCTACTGTGTGGTCACCGTAAACTCCGGCTCAACGATGGGCTCCGGCACCATTACGCTGGAAGTTAACGCAGATGCCACTACGACATATTACGCCGTTAGTGGAGCCGCCGACATGGGCGTACCGGGCACGGTTACGCAAACCATTACGGCCGCTGGAAAACACATCACAGTTCCTGTGAGTGGAGAATCGGTTCTAGCTCTCGTCCTTAGCGGGGCAACCTCCCCGGTGATCACCGGCAACGTCCATTGTAATGCTGCTCCTGGGGCCGCCCTGTAAGGAATACCATGAAGAAGATTTTAGTATCTTTAGCCCTGTTCGTCGCCATCTTAGGCGGTCTCGCCGGAACGCACGGGTTGCATTTCAAGGCCGCTCAAGCTCAGCAGTCTGGATGCGAAAAGGTGTCCTATACGGTCACCAATGGCGGGGCCCAATCCTCTACGACCTTTGCTTGCGGCTCCCCCACACCGGCCCCAACTGCGTGTGCTTTTTATGGGTATACCGTTGGTTCTAGCGGCGACGGAGTGGTTTCTAATTACAATTGCTTTGTTTCCAATACTCCACCTCCGCTACCGATTTCAGTTGCAAATGGCGGCACCGGTACGGCTGCTCCTTCTCCCGCAGCTACGGCTACGGCCTGCGGTGCCGCGGTTTCGGATACGGGGTCATTCCCAAGCGTTGTAACCAATGTGCCGGTTTGTGGCGGAACAATTTTCGCTTCGACCGGCCAGCATAATGTTCAAACTGGAACGACCGCAACGGTTTATGTTCAGCTTGGCTCAAATGTCTCCATAACTGTCCCATCAACCTCTAATGGAGCCAACAACGAGTGGCTCCTCACGGTTAACATGGACCTTAGTAAGGCTACCAACTCAGCCCAAATTGACTATATGTGCGCCACCTCGTCTTCGACGTATAACCTTGAGGACTCTACCACTGATGCGGCAAGTCAGTGTCAAACCGCCACCTCTCCTCTCACAAATACATTCATGGGTGGCCCAGGCTGGGGAGACAACGCAGTTGCCGCTCCTGGATTAAGTCAGCACGCTCAGGCTCACCTGTTGGTGGCCAATGGAGCAACCTTTACGATGGCGTGTTACGCCGAAGGTTCAACCACTGTTAACGACACCCTTTATGGTAACTGTAGTGTAAAGGCTGAAGCGTACTAATGAAGAAGGCAATTGTCTCAGCGCTCTTTTTCCTTGCTCTTTGTATTGGAATTGGGACCCAGCTAAGTCACGCCCAAGTGGCGCAGAAACATTGCTGTTGCCGCCGTGGCAACAACTGCCACACCCCGGCCCCAACCTCTTCACCCACGGCAACGCCTAGCCCAACCCCGACGCCTTCACCAACCCCGACGCCTACGGCAACTCCAACTCCGGCTCCGCTGCCGACAATGGCTCAAACGCCGACCAACGCCTCTGGGTCGTGCTCAACGTCGAACACTACCGCCGCTCTCGCATCACAGCCTGCGGCTGGCGATGCCATCGTCATCTATCTGATTTCTAATAGCACCGGAGCCTTCACGGCACCGGCAGGGTTCGCGACTGAAGACTCTTCGACCAGCACCAACTTCCCGTACGCAGAGTATTGGAAGTATTCCACCGGTTCGGATGGAACAAGCTGGACCTATGCCGACTCCGTGGCCAACGGACAGTGTCTCGCGTTCACAATAGACGTAACGCAGGTTAATCAAACCTCACCGTTTGACCAGCATCAATTCGCTAAGACATCTATTTCTGGGTCCGGCCCATTCTCTACGTCGTCCCTGATTCCAACCGATCTTGGTGACCTTCCGGTTGCCTTATTGATGACGGGTACCGGAGGGCAGACCGTTAGCTCGGTGTCTCCTACGACTCTTGTTTTGGGCGCTAGCTCTGCTACGTTTACGACCAATCTTTATAGCGACACAAATCTCAGTTCTTTTGCTTCGTACTCCGCAAGCATGACAATGACGGCCCCCAATAGCTTTGCCCATCAGGATACCGTTCTGGATTTGTTCGCACCGGCTTCGTCGGCCACCCCCACCCCTTCTCCTACTCCGAGCCCGACGCCCACACCTACTCCGACTCCTACGCCTACACCGACGCCAACTCCCACGCCAACTCCCACGCCAACGCCAACGCCAAGCCCAACGGCTACGCCGGGAGCCTGTCCCGCTGGCGCCTACTGCTGGGATAACATTCAGGTATACAGTGGAGCCTCTGCTGCACCGGACCCGATTGTTAATGCCGTAATTTCTGGGATGTCGGTTGACCCGAATAGCTCTACGATTATTGGTAATGTCAGTCACCTCATCACCTTCCCGACCGGAAATGATGCAGACCTGCTGATAACCAATATCGCGACTAATGCAACGGGAACATTCCTGGTTCACTGCGCCAACGGAGCCGTGTACTCTCCGCCAACTAATTGCCCGTCTGGGCACAGTCCTCCCATATCGGTTGGACCGCACGGGGGAGGCACTGGCTATAGTGCTCCTTGGGTCAATGGAGTCTTCCACATGGAGGGCACCGTTCTTTCTGGTTGCTCTGGCGATTGTCATGTCGTAACAGTCAACACCGATACGGGATGCGTGATCGAAGGAGGCGCATGGAATTGGACCTCTCCCAGTGGGCCACTCGATGCCTACAACGGATTAGTTGACTGTCTGGCCTACTCCTACGACTCTCAGTCGGCCAACAAGGGTGACAATGTCCAGGTTGGAGGAATCCCAATGTTGGGATTTGCTGACCTCGGAGAAGACGCCGCCCTGCCATCAATCAACCACCCGATCAGCGTGATCATTCCCACTGCAGCGCTCCTTAACGGTAGCGGCGGTGTAAATATCTCGCCGGGCATTGGAAATGGCGCAGGGACCTGTGGAACATCATCTGGTTCGTGCTTGATGATGGGCGACTTGCTTCGGTTGAGATCAGTCGGACCCGGCTCAATTAATTGTGCCACCGAGCCGTCTGCTCAGGCGATAGCCGTCTGCGTTCAACTTCAACAGTATGGAGCTTATGTAACAGACACTGGTTCAGTGCCAGCCTTCAGGTTTGGCTTATCTGCAAGCGGAGCGAATCCGTGGCCCTCTAGCGTGTTTACCATGCTTCACGGCTTCACGCTTTCCTCAAACTTCGACATCATACTTCGCGGCTCAGTCCACTTCTAGACTCCCTTTACTTTCTGGCACCATAAGGAGATTCCGTCTTGGCGTTCAGAGAATTACAGGACAGTCTTAAGCTTCCTCGCGGGGCCTCGCCTAGATTTCGTCTACACGAGGCCCTTGGACGCCAACTGACGGGTGAGCTATACGAAGACCTTGACTGGTCGTTTGATCAAGATAGCGCCCCCGGCAAGAGATACATCCAACTCAAGGAGCGGCGTCCCGACACTGATCTCCCGTTTGCATGGGAAGTTACACAGGACACCTTCGCCGGTCTGTTCGGAGACGAGCAGTTTCCTTCGATCAAGGTTGTATCCAAGCAGGGCGAGGAAGACGCCAAAGCTGAGTCTGCTCTCGATGATCTAGCAAGAGACCTTCACCTTGAAGGCGTCATGCAAGAGATATATGAGGACGGAGTCATTGGTTCGGTGGCGGTCGTCATTCACAAGGCAGACGATTGCGCCCTCCCGATTTACGACGTTCTTCCCGGTAAGTGGTGCGAAGAGGTATTCGTCTCGAGGAATCAAGCAAACCCCTCGGGACTCATGGTTACCTATCCCATCTCCCCGGAAGCTGCAGCTAAAAAGGGTGCCAATCTAGACGATGATGAGAACAAGGGAGAAGATACCTTTTGGTATCGCTACCTGATTGATTCATACAGCATTACCGAATATGTCCCATTGCCAGACAGGACCTATATTGATCTGGGAACGAAGGATAAGTATGGAGACATCATTTCCTTTAAGCAGCATTCGGTTGAGCCTCACGGCTGGAAGGGTGTTTGTCCATTCTTTGTAATCAAGAATTTTGGCGGTAAGCGCCGCGATCAAGACGGGATGTGCCTTTGGTGGCCAGCCCGCAATCTTTTGATTGCTGCAGACTACGCCCTCTCTCAAGCCGGTCGTGGCCTTCGGTACACGGCAGACCCGCGCCTCTTCATTCGCCTCGGCGAGTTAGACTACACCGGTAACAACGAATTAACCGTTGGGCCAGGCGGAAGCTCTAGCGCGCTAGGCGGAACCTCAACTCACGATGACGACAAGGGTCGTCCGGTGAGCGGTCCAACCAATGTCCTAGTTGGGCAGGGACAGTATGCGGATGCAAAGGTTCTTGAGATCAATGCTCAGGGATTAAAGGAGCAGAGAGAGTTTGTTCAAGATGTGCGAGAGTACATCATGGAGATTCTCGGTGGCTCTAAAATGCGAGCCGAACACCTTAAGGGTGTTGATTCTGGTCCCGCAGTAGACAAGAGCGGCAAGCCTCTGCAAAGACTTATCCGCCGTCAGCGTTACCCTTATGGGGATTACGGCTACCTTAAGCTTATATCCCTAACGCTTTACGGAATTTCAATTGGCCTTCTGAATATCCCAGGATTTGAAATCGGGGATATACCTGATGGCGCAAAAAGGCTCCTCGAGTGGGCCAGTGATAATGTACTCCAAGGCAAGGAGTTGCTCGACCACGTTACCGGCCTTCAACTTGCCTGTGGTGGTTCACTGCAAAATCCCAAGGAGTTGGTTAGTGATGACGCCGCTGGCGCTAAGCTTGCATCTGATATTGGACTTCACGGTCCATATCAAGACATCAAGGGCAGCGGCGAGGTAACGCCTCCACCGATTGACCCAAATAAACCATCTACACCTCCTGGAAGTGGCGCGAACGCCTCTTCGTCTTCAAAAGGATAGACAATGAAACGTCTTTTCATCGGACTGTTCGTCGCCGCTGCCTTCTTCGGTGTCGGCGTAAACATCCACTTCGCTCCCGAAATGGGTGGGGCGCCCGCTCCTGCTGCGACGATCACGGCCCCTGCCGCGACCCCGACTGCAGTTGCAACCGCCGTTGGTGCTCCGAGCCCAGACCTCGGTCTGTCGGCTGGTTACCCCAACTCCTGGTACAATGCCTTCAACCTTAACACGGTCTCGACCGCAGTTACGATTGTGAACCTTAACACCGCCGTTCAAAGCGGATATTGTGAAGTTTCTGTAACGGCAGCTTCTGCGTTTGCAGATACGATGGCGGTAACTCAGGCGAGTACCGTTGCCAACCTGTATAACGTCGCCAATATCACCGGCTGGATTACGGCCTCTGGAGTGTACGACTTCCCGTATAACGGTAACTCGATGTTCCAGGTTGAGAATGAGATCGCCACTTCTGGCTCTCCGCTCGTTTCGGTTAACTGTCACGGTGGCACGGTTGTGTTTAACGCTCTCGGCGGCTCGGGACTCCTGAAGTAAGGAGTCTGTCGTGGCTGAAGGCTCACACAAGAGTGGCACGATTAAGGTCGGGGGTGGCTATAAACTCCCGACCAATACCACGGGGAGGGCCAAAAATGCAATGGTCCGACTCAATCAGACCAAGCCTGCCTTAACGAGCGCACAAAAGAAAAAAGTTGCGCGAGCGGTTGAGAGGAAGCTCGGTCGTTCGACTCCCGGCACAAGACGAATTCTGGGTGAGGGTTAGTCGCCTAAACTCGCAGGATAGCGAGCTACTTTTTCCGTGAGGATACACAGGAGAATACTATGGCTGACGCCCTAGGTTCAGTTAAAAACGTTGCCCCGAATACAGAAGAGAATAAGCCCGTCGTTGACGATAAGGCCCTGAGTGCCGCCGTTGAGGCAAAGCTTAAAGAGCTTGGCATTGACGACACAGCCCAAAAGGCCATCCATAAGCGCAACGAAGAGGCTAAGTCTCACCGCGAGCGAGCAGAGACTCTTGAAAAAGAGTTGAATGAGACCAAGGCTAAGATCGCCGAGCGCGAAGCCGCCGATCTCGAAAGAGCTAAGGCCGAAGAGGCCGAAAAGGCCAAGAAAGAAAACGAAGAGCTTACCTCAAAGCAGCGAATCGAAAAATTGGAAAAGGCCTTAGACGCTCAGCACAAAAACTTCGAGGACATGACCAAGGCCGAGCGAGTCAAGTTTGACGCAACGCTCAAGGCTCGTGACGAGGCACTTGTTAAAGAGGCCGTTAGGTCTGGAGCAGTTTCTCGTGGTCTGATCACCGAAGAATTAGTAGATTTGCTCGATCTCGATATTGTGACCGTTAAAGATGGTCGCATTAACCGAGAGGAGCTTAAAGCTTTCCTTGACAGTCTTGTTGAGGAAAAAGAAGCCTGGTTCAAGCCTAAAACAGATGGCGAGGACGAGGAAACCACCGAAAGCCGCACTGCAACTGGTCGCTTCGAGCGCCCCGATAGCAAAAAGGGCGGCAGTGACAAAAACGTTGATGCATCGAAGCTTTCGAAAGAAGACTTCGATAAATTAGAGGAGCGGCTTCGTTCAAAGCGAGCCTAACCCCTGCACATCAGTGCCGACCTGAAGAGCCTGCCGGATGGCAGTGATTCGGTCGCGAGCCAGCCGCTTGGATGAGAGGCAAAGTGCTCAAACCATTTCAACACTCTCCTTAGGAGCATTACACAATGCCTATCAATGGCGGCGGGGGCAATGGTTTTCCCTTGCCAATGATTGACGTAATGGAGCAGAAACTCTTCCTGGAAAGAAAAATCCGGGAAGCCATGCTTCCGTCTTACGTTTTTCGCCCCAAAAATGTCAGTGCTGATGACTGGTTCGACGCGAATATCGGTGAAACTAAAACCTTCACTGCGCGTGCCCTCATCGCTCCGAACATTAACCCTCTCAATCCGGCGCTTAATACGGGCCTTGACAACGGCATGACCGCCGATGTTCGTTCGTTTGAGCAGTGGACCGCTACGCTGAATCGTTGGCCGGGATTCCTCCCGACCTTCGTTACCGGCGACACGGCGCTGATCGCCAGCGTCTACCTCGACAACATCTACGCCATCGGCCAGAAGGCCGGTAACTCCCTCGAGTTGGTTTGCGCCAACCGTCTGTGGCAGGCGTATGACTCGGGCGACACGTTCGCTCTTGCCGGGGCGACCTCGACCAGCTTCCATGCCGACAACTGCAACGGCTTCTTGGCTCAGTTCCCGTCTGCGGACCTGCCCAACTATAAGACGCCGTCTGCCGTCTCTTCGAGCAACCCGATCAACGTCGCGATTGTCTCCAACTCTACCGGCGACATTCTGTCGTTGACGACCGTAACTGCGGTCTCGCTTGACTCGCCCAGCCAATCTTACATGGTTGGTGGCAATCAGGTGTTCGGTCAAAGCGGCACGCTGACACTCGCGGCCTCGGAAACGTGGTCCACCGGTGATCGCATTGTCGCTCTTGACCCCGGCGCATCGCTCGCAGCTAACCCGCCCACCGTTGGCTCGCCCCTGAACCCAGTGTTCAAGGACGGCTCCTTCGTTGTGCGTCCGCTGAACGGTTCTGGGAATATGATCACCACCGCCTACGCGATGGCTTCGACCAACATCCTGAACCCGACTCAGATGTTCCCCTATGCCGCTTCGATTCTGAAGCGTCGTGGCGTTCCGAAACTGGCCAATGGTCTTTACGGCTGCGCCATTGACTCGACGCTGCTTGCTCAGGTCTACCAGGACCAGGGCTTCGAGCGTGCGACGGCTACACGTTGGCATTCTTCGCCGGTCTTCCAAGACGGCGTGATTGCTGCCGGTTGGGGCCTTGAGTTCACGGAAGCGACCCAGGTTCCGACCTACGCGGCCCCGGCTGCTGCAGGTCAGTTCCAACTGCGTCACGGCCTTGTCTTCGGGCAAGACGTTATCGCCGAGCACCCCTTCAAGGGCGCGAAGGAAGCCTCCAGCATCGTTGCTGGCATTGGAGACGTAGCTGATACCCGCTGGGTTGACCGGATTAAATTCCGCACCCTGGCCGCGATTGACACCCTGGGCGACGTTGTGAAAATGGCGTATGACTACCAGGGCGATTTCGTTCCGCGCACGGATAAATCGTCCAACCCGACGATCATCCTGTCGTCTGACTACATGCGCTACAAGCGTGGCGTGATGATTCAGTGCGCGAGTGCATTTTAAGCGAATTCTAATCGTTAGGATGCTTATCGCAATGGGGGCTCAGCAATGGGCCCCCTACTATTATTCTGGAGGCGGCCTAAGTGTTACCACAAACGATGAAGACCGCAATCAGGCGGCATCTTGGTGTTCCGTTTTCTGGAAACTCGTATGGTGGCCGTCTATACGGCTGGCGCTTTACGTTCTATCGGGAAGACCTCGAGTACCGAATGAACAACATGACCATGCCTGAAGAGCAGTTGATCACCGGCTACTCACTTGGTGCCTATAAAATTCAGGGCAATCCCACCGTTGAAGATGTCCTAAACTTCACATTAAATTACAACAACACGAATTACAATGCTTCCTACACCGTTAGATCGCAAGATTTCTCCATTCCCCCAAACCCCGTCAACCCGCCAGACTCTTCTCCGCTGTATAGCATAGCTTTGAATTCAGCTAACGCAATCAGCCAGGTTGTCTCTCCGATTCAGTTTGCGGCAACCGGGGTTATGCCAGCCGACCTAATGTCCCCGCAGTTTATGCCGCCATACTTTGCCGAAGTGTACGTTGCGGCCCCGGGAAACTTTGCCTTTACGCTCACCGAAAGCGTAACCGGAACCACAAACCTTTCAGTTGAGAATCCCGGCACGCAGAGTCCAGTGGTTGGGACGTTCCAGAATGTTGTAACCGGAGCATCTGTAACCCTTTATGGGTATGTGGCGATCTTAGATTACTTGGCCATGAATATGACTCAGCAGGGCTTGAGTCTTTGGCTAACCCAGGCTGGCCCGGCTTCATTCCAAGACAAGGAATTGCCCAGGCGCCGTGCGCTCTATAAAGAGTATTGCACGCAGTTGGCCCAGATGATCGGCGGAATGGAATATGTCCAAATGTTTGGAGGCTCCGGTCGCTCCGGTAGTGTTGCATAATGAGTGATGCTCCAGGTTTTCTCCCCTGGCTTGGCACTATGCCCATCATTGACTCTGCCGTCCAGCAGGGCAACGGTGCCGCCGCTGCGGTCACCGGCTCTCAATACAGCATCTATCGCCTGAATGAAAACTCTGGCGGCTCTGTATTTGACGGGACCCCTCTTGCTACTAATTTCCCAATGTATATCAAGCCTGCTGGCAAGAATCTCGTTGAGAACGACCCGTTCAACCTTCAAGTCAAGATAGCCATTTGCGACAACAGAATCCTACAGCTTGGCGACATTTTGGTAGAGACCGGTTATGAATCCGAAGAGGGAAACATCTTCATTGTCGCCCAGATTAGACCAACCAACTACACCTATTCGACAATAGTTTGCCGAGCAGAAGCTACCGTGTCAGTAACTCGTCCCCAACCCCTTGGTGGACAGAGTGGGCAGCAGCCTCAGTCTGGATGGATTGCTGCGCCCGGATACATGGGTATTGATAAGCAAAATGAGTTTGGAATGGTCCTCCAGGATGGAGGGTATTTCTTTACTCAAAATCAGCTTCCATCTTTGGCTGGAGTCCCGGCTGGCTTGTCTCAGCTTAACCGCATCCGAGATGGCAGCGACATTAAGATTCCAACGGCATTCTATCGCGAGCACTTCGTGATTTATGTCCCGCTGTTGACCGGAATTCAAATTCAAGAGTTTGACAACTTCAACTTCCCCAACTCAGACCGGTATAAGGCCGCCTCGGTTTACACGAGCGAGGCCACCGGTTTCAGTGGGTATATCTGCATCTGCGAGAAGATGGGAACATAAATGCAACCTCATTGGTCATGGGAATACTTTCTCTTTCTGCTTGCCGTTGGCTTCGTAATAGGCTTCGGCTGGCACCTTTCGGCTTGGGTTGTGGCTAAGCTTACAATCAGGAAGGCTAATTGATGACGGCGATCTATGCCGACGATTCGGTGATTATGCGCGGAAGGCTTAACCAGTACCTTAAAATGGCTGGTTGCAAGATTGTTGGTTGCGCGACGAGCGCCCGATCTGCCTCGCAGCTATGCGAAGAGCTTAAGCCAGACCTTGCCGTATTGGATGTCATCATGGTTCCAGGCAGTGGGAAAGATGTTGCTCTCGACCTAAAGCAGAGGGGGGTGGTGAAGAATGTTCTTGTTATCACATCGAATTCTCAAGATTCTACTATTAAGCCGCTTCGTGCTGCTGGCGTTAGGACTCTAACAAAGCCCATCTCTGCCGAGCAGATAGCCGCAGAGATAGAATACATTCAATCCCAGCAGGTGTAAAATGCCGAGTCTTGATCAGGTCTGCACTCTGATACAGACCGAGGTTCTAGGCATTATGCAGGCCAACTCGGTGGGTCTTCCTCCTGGGCAAGTTGGAGTCGGCCAACCGTTTGGACAATCACTGTCTGAAATCCTTGGTCAATACCAGGCTCAGATTTCTATATTTCCCATCCCCAAGGCCGCCCAGAATCGCACTTCACGTAAGCCTCACTGGGTTACCTCGATTGACCCTCCGGTGACATTAACGGTACAGGTCTTGAGGAATTCTAATACCTGGACCCTTACCTTTGGCGGAGTTGCAGCCGGTGGATACAATATCCACACATTTCCCAATGGGTCTCGCAATGACTGCTATTATCAAACGCAGGCCAATGACACCCTTGACAGCGTGGCCACTGCCGTGGCCCTGTCTATTACCAACCAATCCATTTCCGGGATAAGCGCCTCTGCCTCAGGGCCGGTGGCAACGGTAACTGGAGCACCCACCATGCGGTGCGGCATAGGTGGAAACTGTACGATGATCGCAGAAATGCGCCGTACAATGTGCCCCATCTCTGTGAAAGTTTGGGCGGCAAACGCTCCAATTCGAAACCAGATCGGGGCCCTTCTAGAAAACCTCTTAGCCCCCACCTATCCATCCCCTATGCTAACCGCCCCAGACCTCTCGTATGTTTGGGTTCGCTGGGCAAAGCCTGGATGGAATGATGACTCTCAGTCATCCTATAGTTTGTACGTATGGGAAGCTCTGTTAGAAGCAGAGTACGCCACCGTCGCCACGACCACAGGCACTGCGGTCGAATCTATTCCGATCACCGGGATAGACCCTAATCCGATCTACACTGGAGGTTCTTAGATGTTCGAGTACGTTGTGCGTGATGCGGGCTTCCGCCTGAATGGGCGCTCATACGAAAAGGGCGATGTCGTTACTGGCGATGATGCCGAGAAGATCGCAGACGACCCGCACTATCAAAAGAAGGTTATACGGCGTAATGCCGTCGTTGACGCCGCCCCCAAGGCGGTTGAAGCACCCAAAGACCCGGTTTCTCCTGATACGAGAGACCGAGCGGCGCTACCCGGCGCTGTCAAGTAAACATATATTTCTCTCTTCCCTTTAGGGAGTAGACTATGCCTACCACCAACTTAGGTGCAAGCAATCTTGTTGTTCCGGGTGCGTATGTCAACGTACAGAATCCGCAGCAAGGGGTTGCACCCTATGTTAATACCACCGTTAACGCCTTTGTTGGCACGGCTAACTACGGACCCGTAGGGGTTCCAGTGGTTATCGGGTCTGCGGCGCAAATCTTTGCGGCATTTGGTGACGACACCATTGGCGCCTCGACCTTCAACTCGACCAATTACAACTTCTCCCTCGTTCAGGAGATGTTGATGTCGCTCGTTGAAGACGGAAACATGATTGGCGTTCGAGCTACGAATGGCGCTGACACGGCCGCCACGATTGTGCTTCCAGATGCCGTTCCGGCCACCGTCCTTACGCTTACCTTCCAGTCTACCGGCTCGCTTCCGAATGGCCCCGGCGCAGGCACCGCCGCCCCTGGAGACAATGTAGCCGGAGCGCGCATTGACCTTGTGTCCGGCACCTCCTCGGTTTCGCCGGTCCTTCGCGTGACGATCTTCCCGCCCCGCAATGCGAGACCGGAAGTGTTCAACAACATCATTGGCTATTCATCGCCTGGCGGAGCTTACTCTGCCACGGTGTTTAAGGCCAACGCCCTCGCGGCGATCAACGGCACGGCGCCCAACTCCATTGCCTCGCAGTGGGTAGTCGCCTCGGCTGGCTCTTCGAGCGCAATCCCGGTGTTGGCGACTGTAGCTAGCGCAAGCGGCGGAGCAGACGGCTCGAGCACGGTCTCTCCGGCAGAGCTTCTTGGCTCGGCCGATACGTTGACCGGTATGAATGCCCTGGCCGGTACACCCTTCTTCCAATTGGTCATCTGTGGCCTGGACGACAACTTTGTTTCGGTCCCGACGATCTCTTCGTTTGTGGCCGCACAGAATGCCGCCCTGGGGTTCACGACCGTTCCCAAGGGAACGACTGACGCCGCAGCCTTCACCGACCGTCTCACGGTTGGCGCAGTGGATACCAACATGGTCTGCTGCAAGGACTTCATATACGTCTTCGACACCGTTCAGGGCTACAATCGATATGTCTCGCCTATGGGCAAGGCCGCTGGCATCATTGGAGGTCTCCCGGCTTACCAGTCGCCGATCAATCAGCCCTATAACACGACCGGGGCCAGTGCCTCGAGCGTGGAGGGAACCGAACAATCAATCCTCGGTCCCCGCTCTCAGGACGCCTTGGCTGCGCTCACCACGAATGGTATTTGTTCGATCACGAATCAGATGCCGCTCAACAATGGCGCCTTCGGGTTTTTCAATGACGTAACGATGGCTGGCTCTGGCAACCCTAACAATTACATCCCGGTTATCCGCATGACGGCCTTCTTGTCTCAAGCACTTCAGCAAATTGGCGGACCGTTCGTTGGCCAGAATCAAAGCATTCAGCCGAACGACCCGACTCGCGCTGCGATCAAGGCCGCCTTCGACAACTTCCTGGATGGCTTGATTCCCAACGGTGGCCAACCCCAGATTGACGAGTTTAACACAACTTGCGACCTGACCAACAACACCCCCTCGAGTATCGCTCAGGGCATTTGTAATGTTCAGGTTCTCGTTCGCTACCTCGGCGTAATCAGAATCCTTTACATCACTCTGCAGGGCGGCACCGGAGTTACGGTTAGCCAAACCCCTCCGCAACTCTAATCCTGAACGGAGTAGTTTAATATGTCTTTTGGACCGGGATTCTTCGGATTCAATACGGGCATTCAGCGTTCGATATTGATAGTGGATAACACCACAAACTTGCCCGTACCGTTCGGCGGCGATGTTCTTGACCTGGAGGCCTCTCCGATCACGAAAGACATCACCATTGAACCAATTTCGACGCAGGGTTACGATAAGTTTAAGACCGACCGCGCAGGGTGGAAGGGCACAATTACCATTGCCCGCAACAACGCCCTTGCGGACAACTTTGAAGCGGTGCAGGAGGCCCTGTACCATCAAGGTCAAACGCAGAAGTATTTCACCATCACGGAAACGACCGTTGATGATGATGGCTCTGTGGATATTTTCCTGTACTCTGGCGCAGAGCTACGCATGCAATCTGCCGGTACGGCCAAGAAGGACTCGGCAATCGAGATCAGGCTTGACTTCCGCTGTCAGTCTCGCCAGCCCCTATAATAGTAATACGAGAGGATTAGAATATGGCCTTCGATTTTAAAGACATCCAAGACGAGGATGAAGACGAGTCTAAGCCCACAAAACCTGAAGAGAAGATTCCTGTTGAGCTTGACGCCGAAGGAAACACCGTCGTCAAGCTTAGCGACAGGGCTTCGGCGACCATTAAAGAGCTTAATGGCTTTCAGTCTATTCAGATTGACCAGATGCTTCCCCCGGAAGCCAATGGCATGCTGATGACCAAGCTCTATGCCCTTTATGCCCTCAAGTCGTTGACGATCAACGGCGAAGTCATCCCGCAACGTGCAAGAAATGACGCAGAGATCAAGGCCGTGGCGAAGCGACTTACGCAGCGCGAAATGTTCGCCCTGATGGCCGCCTATGCTCAGGAATTTATGGGCAATCCCTTGACTTCTGAAGAGATAAAAAAAGAACCAGCAGCCCCACAAGGCGTCTAGTCGGGCTGCTCGTCCTCTTTGGCATGAGCTATAAAGACGCAATGGAGCTTACCGCCAGCGAGCGCCTCTTTATGTATATTGAGATGGGCGAATTGTGTGGCGGCAAGGACTACAATCCTAAGACCGGCCTGTGGGGAACCAAGCCCACCATGCCAATGTAGGTGCTATGAAGTTCTTTGCCAGCATTAAGGAGTTTTCTGCCTTCTTTGAGGCTTACGAGTTTACCTTGCCTCAAAGAATGGTTGCAGTTGCCGGGGCCGCCGCTTCCATCACTGAAGATAAGATCAAGCGGGTGATTGGTGACGACTCCAAGCTCAAACCTTTGTCCCAGACTACGATAGACCTGCGCGGAGGCGGAGACACGCCCCTTTACCAAACCGGGGAAATCATAGAAAACTCCATAGAAAAAGATTATGGAGAGATGGGGCTCGGGGCCTTTATGGCCGTAGGAACGTCAGAGCCAATAGCTTACTACCATGAGCACGGCTCGGTAAACATTCCCTTTAACACGATTAATCCGGCGCGCCCCTTCTTCGCCATTGGAGTTTACGAGTCGATACCGGAGATCAAAGAAATCCTAGTTGCCCTAGCTCCAGGCGTTAAAGTGTTTACCGTATCTGGCAAGTTTGCCAGCCTTAAGAATCCAGTATCTATGCTCACCGGTAGTGGTGCGAATGAGGAGTAGTTGATGTTCGGAGACCGCTGGCTGATCTCAGTCGCCATGCGCTTCGGCGCAACAGGTCTTCAGGGCATCAATAATCAGGTCAAGGGCTTAAACGCCGGGATAGCCAAGGCCGAGGCCGCCGCCCTTCGTTTCCGAAACCTGGGAACGTCAGTGGCCGGAGTCTTCGCCCTTATGGGCGGAGCGATTATAGGCTATGGAGTTATGAGCGCCGCTAAGTTTCAATTGGCCATGCAGTCCGTTGGGCTTACGGTAAATGCCACCAAGGGACAGTTGGAAGACTTGTCCAACATGGCCATGCACATGGCAGACGTTACTGCTCAGAGTGGTGTAACTATTGCTCAGGAAATGACCACAGCGGCTCAAGGTGGGTTGGGTTCCTACTCAAGACTCAAGGCACTGTTTCCGGCCCTCGCTCAGTTTGCCGATGTCGAATACTTTCAGGCCAAAGCTAAGGGCAGGGACTTCCAGCCAACAGAAGCGATTTCTTATGGCGTTCAGTTCGCCCACATGTTCCAGGCGTATGACGCGACCAAAATGAAGAACATGCTTGAATGGATGGTTAAGCTAACCAATGTAACCTCTGAGTCCCCTCAGAGAGCTATAACTCAGGCCAAGTATTTTATTCCGCTCGGTCACGCATTAGGAATGAACACTGAGCAGGCATTTACTATTTTGGCCATGATGGGGCAAACCGGATTCTTGCGCGGCAAGGGTGGCACATCAATTGAAAACACTCTTCTTGGGGCTATTGGGGCGGCTACGCTAACCGGACACTCTCAGGCCAAGCAGCGCGAGGGGCTAGGGGCTTTGGGCATTCTGTCGGGCGGAAGAAACACTTTATTAACTGGCGGGAGACTGGATTGGGGCAAACTCAATACATTGCTGGCCAGTGATGCGACTCACATGAAACCGGTGGACTTCGTCAATGCCCTTAAGTCTGGCCTAGGGAAACAGGCAACTCAATTTGATGCCGTTCTGTATCAACCTGACGTTCAAAAGCAAATGAGATTTATCCAAGAGCAATTCAAGCAAATGGATGTTCTTGGCAAGCCCTTTGGCGGGGTACTTGAAAGATTCTTTGCTGTATTTCAAAATCAAGATTTCATTGTGGCATTGCAAAGATTTATCACCAACCTGCAAACCCTTGACATGGTTTTGTTTAAAAATTCCCTTCCATTGTTCACTAGGGAATTAGTTGACTGGTCAAATCATCTGACTAACATGATAGATTATCTGAACACTCATAAAGATGCGGCCGTTTATTGGGAAAACCTAATCATTCACATCACTGAGTTTATGGCCGCCAGGTTCGCTCTCGGTAAATTGGTTGAGTTTTTTGGAGTTTTGGCTGGAGTCAGTAAAATAGGGCCAGGACTCACCATGACAACCAAGGCGTTTATGGCATTAGATAATTTTGCATTCATGGGATTAGCTCAGAAGCTGCTGTCAACTAGGGCTGCTATTGCGAGCTTACTTATTGCCGAGCGTGCCGCTGGCGGATTGCTGGCTTTGGCTTCCGGTATAAGCTCAATTGCAAATGCCCTTGGGCCGCTTATGGCAATAATTCCTATTAACATGCGTCAGCAATCAGATGCCACCGGAGCATACAATTGGATGGCTCAGCATTATGGCGCAGCTTATGCAAACAAACTAAAGGCTTCACACGCTTATGGCAGTGAATGGCCCTGGAATTACGACAAGGGAACATTTCCGCCAGGGGCGCCTTTGCCAGGAAAACACCTTGGACCGTTTGGTGGCCCACCGCATGTTACCCATGTCTCTATGAACGTTCAGCTTGCTCCTGGGACCACCCAAGAACAAGCCAAGCAAATTGTTGCACTAGCTTCCGGGGACATGCGTTCCACTATGAAGTCTCACGGTAGCACGATGACTAGTCCCAAGGCTCCGCCGCTTGACAACTATGGACTTCTCTTCCCGGCATTTGGCTAAGGAGATACTATGAGCTTCGGCTTAGGCTTAGGCTTCGGAGGGGTTAACGCTAACCCGTTCAACCCCATCTCCACAAGCGACTCCCTGATCATTGGGCCGGTTACCTTTCTTGACGAAGAGACCCCCAACGATCTCGTCATTAAACTCAAGCAGGCCCTGGCTACAACGGTCAACATCGGCGGCTCAAAGGTCAGTCAGTCTCTGGGCGTCGTCCCGGACCCGGTAACTTGGAGTGGAGAGCTATTCGATCAGAATGTTCAAAACCGGATAGCTCAACTCAACGCCCTTATGGCATCAGGCCAACAAGTAAGCATGGCCTACCTCGACCAGGCATATCTGGTTGTGGTGACAGAATTCGAGCCCAAATGGCTTCACCGCTGGCGGGCGCAGTATACAATCACCGTTGAGATAATACAGCCAGTATCTGGTCAGTACAACACCACCGTACCGGCTAGCATTCAGCAGCAGATAGACGGATGCTCCACTGCCTGTCAAACTTTGATCAATCAAATGGCCGCGCAAGACTCTATCGGCACGGCTGGCATTGTGGCGGCATTCAACGTTCTCTTTGCGGCCATTGAAGCCGCTGGGCTCCTGTCGCAGTTGACGGGGCCAGCACTTACTGCCCTCAATCAGCTAGTGTCCGCTGGTATAGACGCAGCAGAGGCATACCTTAACACCTTTGGCCCGAATGGAAACTCTCAGCAATTCTTTTGGGCAAATCAATTGGTGAATTACTCCCAACTTCTCGGAAGAAACCTTCAAAGCGGGCAGTCTCCCCAGGTGTCCATCCAGCAGGGAGGCGACCTCTTCTCTCTGGCTACTAAAATATATGGAGACCCCACCCAAGCGTTCGCCCTAGCGGCCGCCAACGGCCTTGTGTCTCCGATCATTCCTAGTGCCCAGTCTGTCACGGTGGTTCTTCCTCCTCTTGGTTCTTCGGGGCAATTTACATGAGCAGTGGGTTTGTGACCGGAAGCGGTTCAAGCGACCTTTTACCGGTCACATTTTCCCCGTCCTACTCGTCAAATGCTCCTCGAGCGTATGCCGTCATTAACGGAACGCCTTATGCGATCAAGAGCTTTACCGTAGACAAGAATTCCCACGGAGCGACCAATACGGGCTCTTTGGTGGTGTCCTATAAGGGAAATCCAGATTGGACCGTTGAGTTGTTTAGGGGAGACCAACCGCTCACTCCGGGTGGACAGTTTTCTTTAGATACTAGCAACA